GGATAGCATGGGTGGCGACATTCTGACATACGCGTACGCCCAAGCATTCAAGATGATTAGCTCTGTTGCGAAAAGTCATCCATGCTGGCTGGAGATGCGACGTGTACCGCAAGACATGGGGAAGTAGTGCTTGACATTGAGGATCGGGTTTGATCTGATTCCTGGGCGTCTATAACTCAGACGGCTAGAGTGCTCGGCTCATAACCGAGTAGTCGTAGGTTCGAATCCTACTGGACGTGATCTTTCAGGGTAACCTGAGAGTGGTGGAGGGTTGGGTTAAATCCCGCCCCAAGAGTAGCGCCGCTTGGGAAACTGAGTGGCGTTTCCTTTTATGTCATCATCCAGCGCCGCCGCAAAACCCTTACCCCCTCCAACAAGCAAAGCAGCCTTAATGCAAGCGTACAACTAGTCGCCGTGACTAGTAGAGTAGTCACCTCTCCCACTGCACTGGGAGTGCTCTCCCACAAAAAGGGTTTCCCGAAACGATGGGTCAGAGGTTGGCCCCTTCTTAAAAGTGTCCGTTGCTTACGCTTCAAGCTTCAGGCTAAAGAACAAGAAGCAAAAGGAGAATCAGATAAAGTCATAGATTTTTGTGCCTGTCAAGAAGGAAAATGCACATTGGGCAATATTTGCCCAACTTATTCTATGTGGTGGGCAATATTTGCCTAGTTGAGCAATATATTCCCACTTTTCCCTTGACAAGCAGCATTTTAGGTGTATTTTCCATAATTGAACAGTCGCGCAAGGGGAGGGTGTCGGTGGATGGCGTGGCCGAATGTGATGGCAACGATCACCAAGGCACTCAGCGCGAGGCGAGGGAGAATGCTAATGCGAGGTGGCACAACGCAGTGAGACACACCAACGCGGCTAGATTTGACCCTCGCCAACCCAAAGGCAACACAGGACGGCAGCGAGTACAGGTTCATAACTTCGTGGTTGAGGATATTTGACTTGGGTGACTGCGAGAGGTGGCGTTATGGCGAACGGTGATCTAACTCCAAAGCAAGAAAAGTTCTGCCACGCGTACCTAGCCACTGGTAGCGCAAGCGAAGCATATAGGCAATCATACAAGACTGACAAGATGAATCCTGCGAGCGTTAACCGTGAAGCCAAGGCGCTTACAGATGACCCCAAGATTACCACAAGAATCGAAACTCTCCAGGCGCGAACGCTAAAGAAGTATGATGTTACGGCGGACCGTATCATAGCAGAGTACGCACGCATCGCATTCTCTAACCTTGAAGATTATGGACCTTGGAGTAAGTCTGGCATCGTACTCAAGGATTCAAGCGAACTAACCAAAGAGCAAAAGGCTGCTGTTGCTGAGTTCCAAATGGTCAGAGGGCAGGGCGGCGTAACGAATGTCAAATTCAAATTGCATGACAAAAAAGGTGCTCTTGATTCACTTTCAAAGATTATGGGACTATACGCTCCTATAAAGCAAGAGCACTCAGGGCCGGGTGGTGGACCCATTCCAATTTCTACCGAAGAAATGACAGACGAAGAATTATCTCTAGTCGCTAGGGGTGTGAGCAATAATTGAGAATCAAACTATTGGTAATCGTGGTTCTTGTGTTGAGTGTGTCGATGAGTAACGCCACGTTAGCGCCGAAGGTCACGCAACAGGACGCTGCCATTGAGTTGCTTAAGCGTCGGGCTGCGCGAAGTAGCCTATTGAACTTTGCTCAGTATACGGTGCTTGACTATCAGACTCCCAGTCACATTCAGAAAATGGCAGAGGCGCTTGAGGCTGTTGAGTGTGGCGAGATCACGCGGCTTATGGTTTTTATGCCGCCACGCCACGGCAAGTCCCTTTTGATTTCCCAGATATTCCCATGCTGGGCGCTTGGCCGAAACCCACGATTAGAAATCACACAGAGCGGGTACTCTCACAGCCTCACAGTTGAACATTCAAGGGACGCGCGTGATATTTTTGTCACGCCGGAAATGGGAAGGCTCTTCGCGGGTGTAAGGCATAAGCCTGGACGCGAGGGTCAGCGCTCAATAGCCACTGAACGTCAAACTGCATCCGAGTGGGGCACGGTTCAAGGTGGTCGATACTATGCTACGGGCATAGGCGGCACTCTTACTGGCAGGGGTTCAGATATTGCGATCATAGATGATCCGGTCAAGAACCGTGAGGAAGCCAACTCACCGCGCATCCGTAAAAAGACTATTGACTGGTATCGCTCGACTTTGTACACGCGGCTCTCTCCGAGCGGCGCTGTCATTCTGGTTATGACACGCTGGCATCCTGGAGACTTGGCTGGGATTCTACTCAAGGAAATGGAGTCCGGTGACGGTGATGAATTCGTAATTATTAAACTCCGCGCCATAGACGCTGACAATAATGCACTGTGGCCGTCACAGTATCCCTTAGAGCGCCTGGAGAGCATTAGGAAGGTTGAGGGCTCACGAGAGTGGGAATCGCTGTACCAGCAAAACCCAAGCGTCCAGGCTGGGAATATGTTCATGGTTGACAACGCCGTATCCCACAGCACAACAGGCCACTTTCCCAATTGCCAGTATGTACGCTTTTGGGATTTGGCGTCAACAGCCAAAGAGCGCGTCAAGGATGATCCTGATTACACCGTGGGCGCTCTTGTCGGTGTTACCAAAGATGAGGCAGGGCTGCCGGTTGTGTGGGTGCCTGACATGGTTGCCGGCCAGTGGGAAGCGCCACGGCGTGATGCTGTGATTATCCAGACGGCAAAAGACGACGGGCCCGGAGTAAGGCAGTGCATCGAATCAGTAGGCGGCTACAAGGATGCCTACACAACGCTTAAAGAGATTCTGCGTGGCAAGTCATCGGTTAAGAAAGTCACAGTGTCGAGCGAGAAAGTCGTTAGGGCTGGACCGCTTGAGCCTGTCTTCGAGGCCGGCAACTTCCACATCGCAAGGGGCAAATGGACTGATTATTGTATCCAGCAGTTCAGGGAGTTCCCTGAAGGTAACCACGACGACTTTGTAGACTCCATAGCAGGCGGTTATGCTGAACTAAAGAAGCCGCAGCCTCAATTATTTGATCGCAGCGTACTGGGGATTTAGATGCTGAAACTAAACACCACACAGTTAGACGCCTTGTGGAATGACGGCGAGGCCGAACGCACGGATATGAAAAAGCGCCGCGATTACTATAGGGGGCTTCACGCCATTACTAAGCGTAGAGAGGAGTACGTTGACGGCAGGCCGAAAACAAACAGAGTTGTCAATTGGTCGAAGTTTGCTGTTGAGTTGTATGTAGGGGCATTGACATCGATTCCCTATCAGGTGTCCAGAGTCAAGCCTGATGATGATACCAACAACGGCCCGGAGATTTACAGCAAAGTCAGAGACAATAATAATCTGTCGGCTCAGGATGTGGAGAACCTACGTAACTCTTTAGTCAGTGGGTTTGGCATCGGCCTGCATGAGTTTGTTGACGGTGTGATTTACGTTACAACGCAAGATCCGATTGAATGGCTCTTGATTTACGATGAGGGTGGTATCCTGGTTGGCGCGATTCGCAGGACGACGATAACAGCCGGTCAGATTCACGATGGAGCACCGCTAGATCAAGACATTCAGATCATGTACTTCTACAATGAGGAAGGTCGATTCACCTACCGGCAGACTGCTGGGATGGCCGCATGGACGCCAACTGAAGAACCCTTCCTGCGCCATTTCTATGATGGTGTTCCGGTCGAAGTGTGGACTGTCAACGCCAATCAGGAATCAATTATCACCGATGACATTATTGATTTGATTGACGAATATGATGAAATCTATAGTGCTTGCGGTGATGATATCAGAAACGACGTTGACGCCCTACTGGTAATCGTAGGTGTGGACCGTGGATGGCTGTTGCAGCCCAGTGATGCAGATTCAACAATGACTAACGCTGCGGCAGTTAGGCAGTCTAGAGTGCTGCCCTTGAGTGAGGGCAGTAGTGCTGAATTCCTAACAAAGCAGATTAGTATTGAGCGTGTTGTTTCTCATTTAGTGCGGACCCGCGAGCACATCCATACTGCGTTCGGCGTACCAGACATCGAAACGATTGTCGGCGCTGTCGGAAGTACTTCAGGAATTGCATTGAAGTTAAAGTTCTTTTCAATGATGAATCGCTCTACATCGATTATCAATTACTTGAAGGCCGGAATGAGGGGCCGCATTGATTTATTGAACGCCACGAACGGACGGTTGAGTGGAGATAAGATCGAGGAAGTCCAGATCAATATACAATTCAGCCTACCGGTTAACCGCCTGGAGGAATGGCAGAACATTGAAAAGTTGAAAGATGTTGTAACTCATCGTAAGCAGTTGGAGTTACTTAGTGATATTGATGATCCAGAGGCAGAATTGGAAGCCTTTGAGCAGGAAAGGCAAAACAACAAAACGCCGGAAGAGTTGGCGCTTGAGCAAGAAGCGGCGATTGATAAAGCGGCAAGGCAGTTAACTCCAGGGCTCCAGAAGATTCTTGACGGCCTTGGAGACGGCGCAGTTGAGAGGCTGGCTACTACAGGGTTGAAGGGTGCATCGTAATGGCAAGCAACCCACCCGGAGTCGGACCGGCGAAACTCACGCTTGATGAAATGCTGTCGATCTTGGCGACAGCAGACATTACTGTTGATATGTATCAGACGGTAAGAGATTATCATAACTTTGCGCTGCTTATGATTGACAAGAGCCTAGTTGTAGCAGAAGAGCAATACGCAGCATTGACAGCAGCGGTTAACCCGAAGGCGACGGCGACAGCCAGGGCGCACCACTTGAATGAAGCAAGAATCCAGGCCGAAACGCTGGCCAAGAATTTGACACAGACTGAGTTGAAAGGCGTTGGCGAGACTATCGCCAAGGGTTTGGAAGAGGGATTGGGACCGAAGCAGATTGCAGCACGGCTGAATGATGTATCTGGACTTGACTCTGTTAGCGCTAAGTCTGTCGAGAACTTCCGAGAGAAACTTGTTACGCAAGGCATGGAACCGGCGGAGGTGGAAAAGAGAGTAGCAGCGTATCGGAAAAAGAAACTCCGAGAACGCAAGAAACGAATAGCGAGAACAGAGGCGGCGAACGCCACGGCGATTGCCAGGGAGTCTGAAGCGGTTGGGCGCGGCGCACAGTTTAAGGTGTGGAATACATCTAATGATAAACTTGTTTCGGATGAGTGCATATCAAATGCGATTGCTGGAGCGATTCCGATCAGCGCTACTTTTCCAGGTGGAGTCACACGACCCACTCAGCATCCGAATTGCCGATGTAACTTGAGCTACTTCACAAGTGAGAAAGTTGCAGGCAAGCAGGGCGTAAAGGCAACAGCGAAGGGCGAGAAGTTGGCAGCAGATAAGGAACAGGCCAAAGCAGCCTAAAGGACTGAATCATAATGGCAGCAAAACCAAAAGCAGCAAAGAATAAAAGCCGGAAGTCAGCAAAAAAGAAAGGCGCGGATCAATGTCAGTGCTTGACCTGTGACTTCTGGAATAGACAGGACGGTGCGCCATACGATGAACAGCCTGGACTGAAAGAGTACTGTAAGGTAAAGGCGCCCGATGCTATCAAGGACGCGCGGTGGACAGTTACGAAGTCAACAGACAGCTGTGACAAGCATAGCGATAATCCAAGGGAGCAAGATGAATAGCCTAGACGGATGCTTGGCCGATTACAGTAGTAGATAAGGCAGATAAAACAAACGCGGTTGAGGCCGCACGGAGGAAATGATGAAGCGATTACAACTTATTGGGATCATTCTGTTCTTGGCTATCATGCCTTTAATGTCCTTTGGTGAAACGGCTACGCCGACGATCACAAGTACTCCAACGAGTACACCGACGCCGACGAGCACAAGCACTTTAACGCACACGCCAACGATTACGCAGACGCCAACAAACACGGCGACAGTTACGCAGACACCAACGTTCACGCCGGGTGCTGCTGGCAGCGCTGACAGGGAAGTGATAGGGCGGTCAAGTGGGGTTGACAAGATAACGTTTGAATGGATTGCGGACGGAAGCGGCAATGCTGCTGCGACTACACCGCAAGCGTATACAGGCGAAATACTCAGGGCAGTGTTCGTCAACATCACCGACACAGCATCAGACCCCTACGTTGTGACGATTACAGATGAAGACGGGGCAGACGTGTTGGATGGAGTTGCTTCAAGCATCCCAAGTGAGGCGGCCACGAAGACTTCTTACAGTGGTATATCCACCACGAAGGTGCAATCCATCGTGTCTACGTCGGCGCTTTCATTGACCGTGTCAGGCGCGACGGCAGCACATTGGGCAAAAACTATTCTGTATATCAAGAGGTGAGTATATGAGATTCACAATTACAAAAAGAAGTACGCTCAACAGAGCAAAAGGAGAGCAGCGTGAACCAGGAAAAGCAGGGAGACCCGAAGGAGACTCTAGAGAAACCCAGCATAACCGGGGGTCAGACGGAGGATCAAAAGGAGAAGACTGTCAAGCCGGAGATGGTTGTGAAGCCCCAGGAAGAGATCGACAAGGAGATGCAGGCCGAAGCAGATCGGAGAGTCAGTCAAGCCCTTCAGACAGCGGGCGAACAAAAAAAGAAGGACATCGACGCGGCGGTACTAGCCGAAAGAGAACGAGCAAAAAACGAAAGGCTTAAAGAAGAGGGTCAGTACAAAGAGCTTTTCGAGAAGGCTCAAGCCAGGCTGGATGTGAACGAGGCTGAGGCTGTTGCTGTCGCATTCAAGGCTGAGGCGCTAAGTGTCTGCAATAGTGCAGAATGTGGAGAGTTTGGTGAACTTCTATTGACGCCGATGAAGACTTCATCTGAGGTTAGGGATGCCGCCTTGAAGATTAAGGCATTGATCGAGCATCGAGTCAACGAGGAAGTTGAAGCCAGGCTAAACACAGGACGCACACTGAAGAGTTCAACACCTGGAGGCCTAGCGACTATCACGCAACTCTCACAACTCAAAACAGAAGCGGAAAAGGCGGCATTTATTGGTGAGCATGGCGTAGAGAAGTTCAAGGAACTATGCGAGGCAGAAATGTCAACCCGCTGAGGAGAATGGATCAATGGCTATTGGAACAGGGGCAGGTTTTCAACTGTACAACAAGGAGTTCATCGGAGGCGTCGTGGAAGTATTGGCGCAATCGGTGGACAAGTTCAACGAGGGAAGCGCCGGCACCATCCGGTTGAGGTCGGAAATGCTTGAAGGCAGTTACGCGAAGGAAGTGTTCTTTGACTTGATTGCCAGCCTCATTACTCGCCGGGACGTCACGTCAACTTCGGTTGTGACTGATTTGGCGATGACTTCGGATGAGTTTGTGAGTGTCAAGGTAGACCGAAAGGTCGGGCCGGTCGGTGTCACGAAGGACGCCTTTCGCAAGATGGGGAAGGATTCCAGGCTTATGTCATTTATTCTTGGCAAGCAGATTGCAACTGCCAAGATCAATGACATGCTGAATACGGCTATCAAGTCAGCAGTCGCGGCCATTCGGAATGTTGGCGCGACCACGACATTTGACGCCACATCGCTGGACCCATCGACGGCGACGCATGGACACTTGGTCAATGGCTTGAATCTCTTCGGGGATCGGGCCAACGACATCAAGGCGTTTGTCTGCCACTCAGGCGTACAGAGTGACCTACTGATTTCGGGAATGGAGTCGGGGGCGCTGATGGACACAGTGGCAGGAGTCGTAATCAACAAGGGGACCATTAAAACTCTTGGCCGCCCATTGATTGTGACTGATAGCGCCAACCTTTTCAGTGGCGG